TCTTCATACGACCACCATATCCATAGCCTGATTCTTCTTCATCAGAGCCTATAGCTTCAACGTAAGCGGCATGTGTAGAACAAGGCATATATATAGTGTTGCCATCTTCATCCATGCTGTGCGTACCAGTGCAGCCTATTTCTTCTGCTCTAGCTTCAGCTTCTTCTTCGGTGGTGTAAGCATCTTCGCCTACTCTGCGTTTTTCATCGTTGACCTGTTCTTCCCCTTTGGAATCATAACTTGAGTTACAGACTGCTAGCCTTTGGTCAGTGTCATATTCTTCCGTCATAGTTTCATCTCCCATGCAACGACTCATAAAATTGCTTCTACTTTCTCCTGCTTTTGGTTTCGGTATTGGCATATATGTCTACATATAGTATCTTAATGATTAATTAAGCACAACATCTTGTTCATCTGCGTAAACAATCACACATCTACAGTTAATTACATTTCTAGCACCACCTCTAGGATCACCTGCGTAACCCATAGGAGTACCTCCTACAATAAAGTCCTCTTCCATTGGTCTTTGTTGTCCGTTTGCAACACTATGTGCTGATCTTGTTCTTGCATCCCCTGTAGATACCCACTGCTTAACAACGGACATGCCTAAATTAGTTTGTGCTGCTACATAGTAGCTGTGGTGCGCAAAACTTGCAGAATTGTGCGTTTCTGTGCGCGCTATGGTAGCTGCTCTGCCCCTTGCTATTGGGGTAACTTGATCTGCAATGTTTTTTGATATTTGAGCTAGTGTAAGATTTTCTGCTCTGCCATCTCTAATTATTCTATCTACTTTGTTTGCTATTCTTCTTGATACACCAGTAAGTGCCAATGTCCTGCCTGCATAATAAGATGCTACTAATCTTTCAAAGTCTACATTCTGCCCCATAACAAAAACTTCTTCTTCTTTTGTGCCTCTGTCGTGTATTTCATTTGCAGATGCAAAAACAGTACGAAACGTTTTTCTGTAATGCTGTGACATCAGGGGTAGTAACTCTTCATTAATATCTTGTATTGCGCTATTAATATCATAGACTCCAAACTCTCTGTAAAGATAAGCCTTTGTGCGTACAAACTTTCTAAATAAAGTTGTTAGTCTTTTTTGTGCAATGCGTTCAAGATTGTTTCTAATTCTTAACTGTCTAGCAGCTTCACGCTTGGCGCTTATGCGACCTCTTCTTATATTATGAAACTGTTTGGTCTGTGGTATCACTTGCTGCTTAATGGATGTCCTTTAGGAAATAAATCTGTGTCATGCTTGCCGCCTCTAAATCTGCCTGTTCTCAATGCCGCAAGAAAGCTGTTAACTCTGGCGTATGCCCACTGCTCAGGTGATCTAACCGAAGGTCTTACAGAGGATGGGTTGGTTCTGTAAGCACCTACACCTCTTCTGAATACTGCTTCTAGCATTCGCAATGTGGCTCTTTTTGTAGGGTTGTCACCATACTTTTCATTGTGGTCGTCAACTTTCTTTTTTAAGCCTTCTTTAACTGCACCTGTTATATTTTTTTCTTCTACAAGTTTTATATCTATGTGGTCATCTTGTGCAAATAGCTTTTCTTCTTCACGTTCTATTTGATTGCGTACTTTTCTTGCCCATGTAAAGCCTGCATCACCTCCCCATAAAGCCCATGCTATTCTGCCTGCGCTTGGATAGCCTTCTTGCCCTTGCCTAAAGCCTTGTCCCTGCTTGTCTACCTCATGCCTAGAAAAGAAACTAAACATCCTTTTAACTGTGCTTATTGATAGCCTTTCTTTATTAACAAGTTGATTGGCTCTTGCTACACCTACTGCTGTACCACCTCTGCCGTGTTCTTTACGCCAATCTAAGCCACGCCTTGCTTCTGCTGCCATGCCGTCTGTAGGTGTTGTATTTATATCAGATAAAGCCTTATCATCTTCTTCTAAAAACTCCATCTCTAGTTCTTCATCTTCTTCAGGCTCTACATATGCATCTAGTTCTTCTTCAGATGTTGGGTTGTCTGGCTGTTCATTTTCATTATTGCTAATAGGTAGCAATGTAGCGCTTATATATAGATCATCTGCCCCATCAATAGGTGATAAGCCTATAGCTTCTCTTGCTTCATTCCTTGTCATGATGCCTTCCCTTACCGCAGATGTTACATTCTCATATATACGTTTAGTTCTTTCTGCAAGCGCAGGTATTTTATCAATGTCAAATACAAACTCTAAATTGTCACCAAACATTGGAACCAACCATTCATTAAGGTCTGATTCTATTTTTCTAAGGTGTGGAATGATAGTTTCTTCATATAACGCAAGTCTAGCTTCCGCTACATTAGCATAAGTCTGTGCATCTGGTACGCCAACTAATTGGCTAGGTACTCCAAAACATAAAGCAATGTCTGTAGCTGCCATATGTTTTAAGTTTAAGAAGTCCATGTCTTTAGGGCTTAAACCCATCTCTTTCCAGTCAAAATCTCCTTCCAATAACAATGGTCTGCCTGCGTTGGCTGTGCCGCTAAATCTATTGTTTAAATCTGTTATAAGTTGTTGTCTTTGTGACTCGTTGAGGTTTACTGAAAAGCCGCCGTCATCTTGCGGTTTAAATATTACTGCGCCGCTTGGTCTTGCGCCGTTACTTAATAGGTTGATGTTGTGCTTACCTGCCATGTTGTGTTGATCTACTTCTATGGCTGCTGCTGACATAGGGGATAAGCCATAAAAATCATCAAGAGGGTTAAATAGCTTTACATGTTTAACTTCACTAAAACCTGTTCTTTCATCTACCTCATATGATGCCTGTACTCTGCCGCCTAATACATAATCATATCTATCTGGTATAGGATTGCTACCACCCTTGATTACCATTCTGTCTGGACGCAATAAATGCAGTTCCTTTGGTGCGCCTACATCTGAACCTACTTTTAATATGTAAGCGTTACCACTAAGCAAAAGAAAACCAAAGATGCTGTTAAAGAACTCACTATGGGATTGCAAAGGATTAGGTCGGCTCAGTAGGGTGACGATAGGGTGACTATCTAAAACCTGATCTCCTGCTTTAACCATAAACGGTACTGCACTAGCACCTTTGGCTATTTCGTTTACGCATCTATAGACGATGCTGTTTTTCATGTAACCTTCTTCGGCTAGGTCTGCATAACTGTAGTTTCTTGACTTAGATGTACCTACTCCAAAATACCCAACCATGTTGCCCACGTCTTTTTTCTCCGCAGGCTTGGGTGTAAATGCGTTTTTAATATTGTCCAGTATTGATGCCATTAGCTTATTCTCCAATTTACCTGACCTTGTGACTTGCTTATTTCAGACAAGCCCCACACAAGAGCATCTAGTCTATCAGGGCTTGGTTTTGGTCTGTCACCTGTGTATGTGGTCATTTGTTGTTCTAACTCTGGAAAAGTGCCTATATGATGTACACGTCTTTGTTCATACAATGCACTTATAGGCTCAGCACGAACTAACTTGCCCCTTGTGGCATGTACACTTTTGTAATTTACGTTAGGGTCTATACCTCTTAATAGTCTTTCCACCAAATCACCACCGTTGTTGACTTCTGCTACTATCTGATCAGCTTCCCATTCGTAGAAAAGATTAATGGCTTTTCTTCCCCATTTATCTGCAGAATACTTTCCGCTCTCATCTTCAAGAACATAATACTCGTTATTTGCATCTTTGCCTACTACTACGATACCTGTTTCATCTGAGCCATCTCCGCTAGTAACCGCAGGATCAATAGCCACTATTATCTTGGTTAAGTCTCTTTCTTCATTTGCAGACAGTCTAGCCTCATCAATTAGTTTGTTAGTCCATAGTGCGCCTTCTATAGAGTCTACTACTTCTGCATATAATTCTTGTCTTCCTAAAGTAGTGCCTTCATATCTTTCTTTTAACATGGCTAACGCACTAGGCGCTAGATTGTCTACATTTTCAAATGTACTACCAGACGTAACTATTACATCTTCTCTTTCTATTAGCTGTTTTATTAGCGGTGTTGGTTTTGGTGTTGTTGTGATTACGCATTGTGGGTTATCGCCTAAACGCAAACCAAACATCAACTGGTCAAATGTCTCTGGATAACGCCATGCTGCTAGTTCGTCACACCATGCTCTGTGAAACTGCGGACCCCTTAACCTGTCTGGCTCTATTGCTGCGTACCCAATAATTTTACTGCCATTGTCCAAACGTATTTCTGCTGTAGTTTCAGAATAAGATTTTCTACCTCTAGATGTAAAGTAACAATCATCAGGAATAATAGACAACAGCCCACTAGGACCGCCAAAGCAAACTCTTTTAAGGTCTCCAAATGTAGGTGCTATAACTGCACATAAACTATCAGGATTGCGTAAAGCGTACAAAGCAATGTCTTGCGCCCCTGTTCTAGTCTTGCCCCAACCACGACCTGCTAGTATCAACCAAATGTGATGTGCTTCTTGTGGACTTATCTGTTTTGGTCTCGCTTTAGTGAGCCAATCAGTGTACAGACTTAGCGTTGCCTTTTCTGCGTTGCTCGGCAATGTTGTCCAGAAGTCCCAAAGCTTCTCGGAATGTGTCTTCGTCTTTTGCATTTGTTTCTACGTTTACGTTGTCTGTTGCTTGCCCTAAAGCTAGCTTGCCTACTTTTTGTACAGAGCCTAGTGCCTGACTAAGTGTATTGAGTACCTGTGGTTTAATTTTATCTTCTTCAGTATTTTGTCTGAGACTTTGTGCTATCTGCCCCATTAAGCCTTTAGCTAGTTGCAGACTTGTTTTGTCAAACTGTACAGCTTCTTGTACGAGCTCTTTTCTTCTGCGCTCATCAAGTTCAATAAGATATTTATCTTGGAATCGTTTTTGTTGCATTGCCCAATCTTCTCTTTGAGCGGTTTTGTACAGTGTGGGTTTTGGTACACCGTAGTCAGATGCTAGTTCATCTATTGTGTAAAGTTTACGCCCGCCTTTGTTATCTTCTATACCTTGTACAAATTTATTACGAATCTCTTCCTTTTTAGTAAGGGTTAGTTTTTTGGGTGTAGCCTTTTTTTTAACCATTATTTATCAGTATTTATATCCTGTGTTGAGCATTCTATCTGCAAGTCTAAACTACTGTCAAAAAAAATAGTACATTTTGTGCAAATAAGTGTTTACATTTGTAAACAATTCACCTATAATCACTATATTAAGTTAATAAATTGAAGGAGATAAATTGAAATGAATAACTTACCAACCATAACAGACAGAACATTTGGAATAGAAATGGAGTTTGAAGGTGCAGATATACAAGCAGTAGCACATAAACTCAACCAAGTTGTTGCTTGCCACTTTGAAGGGTATACGCATAGGGTAACTGACTATTGGAAAATTGTTACAGATGGAAGTCTTCCTAACTATACTACTTGTGGTGAGATAGTATCACCAATTTTAAAAGGTGTTGAGGGTGTAGCTGAACTTAAGAAGGTATGTGATGCCCTAGATACTATAGAGGGTATAACCGTAACTAGAAGATGTGGTTTACACATACATTTAGGTGTTGATGATCTTACAGTAAGACAGATACAGACTCTTTATGAAAGATACGCAGACTATGAAGCACAGATTGACCTTGTAATGCCTAGAAGTAGAAGAGGTAATGCTAATTGGTGTGACAGTGTTATACCTAACAAAAACAGAATAAAGAGACAACCCACCAAAAACAGACTTGCACATGCAGCAGGTAAATACTACAAAGTAAATCTTAACAAGCTAACCTCATACGGAACTATAGAGTTCAGACACCACAGTGGTACTTTGAATTTTACTAAAATTGTAAATTGGCTAAGTTTTTTGCAGACCTTTGTTGAGAGAAGTGTTCAGCTTGCAGGTACAAGAACTGTGACAGTAAACAAAAACAGACCTTATAACATGATAAGAAACATTTTAGAGAACAATGGATATGATGTTTTTTATACCAGAAGATATAACGGTTGGAAGGTTGAGAAAGATGGTTCTTTTGTGACCATACTTAGAAACTACGAACTGAATGATCTTTACACAGATGCTAGAGAAAGCTCATTAGATAGAGACGCTGCTTATGACTACCTTTGCGGTGAAACTGGAGATAATGATTTACAAAAAATATGGGTACTACAAACACAAGCAGGAAACCCTAATACAGAACAAGATAACGGATGGCTAGATGGTGTTGATCAAACAGTCAAAAGTTACTTTGCAGAAAGAGAAATAGAACTTAATTAATAACAAGGAGAAAATTATGAAATATAAAACTTATTTATACGGAGCCTACGGTAGTAATCTAAACGTAGAGCAAATGAGCAGAAGATGTCCTGATGCTCAACCAGTCGGAACCATGTTGCTGCACGGATGGGAACTTAAATTCAGAGGTGTAGCAGACATTGAAGAAAAAAAAGATGCCTTAGTGCCGCTAGGTCTTTGGAGGATAACCCAAAGATGTGAAGCTGCGCTAGACATATATGAAGGCTATCCTAACCTTTACGGCAAAAAGATTTGTAATGTTCCTAACCTTGTAGATGATTTTGATACTAACAAGGTTATGATTTACTTTATGAACAGTTCATCAGTTTATCCACCTAGTATGCCTTACTTAGATTGCATCATGGAGGGTTATAATGACTTTGCTCTAGATGAAACTTACTTAAAGTATGCAATAAAAGATGCGTATGCTAGAGAAGAACAAAGAGACTTTAGATTAGTAAAGTAAACTTTGATAAAAGAGACTTCGCAAGAGGTCTTTTTTATTGCTCAATGACCTGTAAGCCGCATAGTTAAGGGGATGCCATACCATTGCCCACGACCTTTTCGTTGCTTAAAACGCGTTTCTGTAAGCCGATTTAGTTAGTTTTGTGCTTTACAAAGCATTAATAAAGCATTTGCAGGCTCGTCACCCAATACTCCTTTTACAATATCTGCTTCGTCTCCACTAAATACAAGATTAAGTCTATAGAAGTTAGCGGCTTGAACTGCCATAGTTCTTTCTTCTTCCGTCTTAGCTTCTGCTATCTTCTTTTCTACCTGTCTTTGTGCGGATAATGCCTCAGGTGTTAGAGCCTTGATCATAGTTCCGTCAGCAGTTTTGTGTTCTGTGCCTTTTACGCTATCTTCTGATGAGTCTGAATCGGTTGGAATCCATGCAGTGCCAAATTCTTCATCAGCCATAGCTTCAGGAGCAGGTATATCTTCTATCATTCTTTGCAACTCAAGG